ACCTTCAACAAATACATTACCACCATTACCCATTCCTTCAATTAAGCGAACTGGTTTTGGGGTAAATTGTCTGGTTTCTATTAAGAGTTCTTTGTTCATATTATATATCAAATTCTAATCCTGGGTCGTATCCATCTAAGTAATCTAGAATAGATGATTTTTTATCAAATGGATATTGACCTGCAATGTCTTCCATGTCTTGATTTGTTATGTTTCCCTGTTTTTTATAAATATTATTATACTTATTAGTAATTCCCTTTATAGTTTGTGAATCTAATTCTTTATCTTTAGGTTCATCTTCTTCAAGATTAATTTTTGCCATTTTTTCTAAATTAGTAAGCATATCTTTTGTATATCCTAATCCTTTATTTAAATCGTCTGATGGGGGGGCTTCGTTTAATTCTATTTCATCAATTGGACCATCTTCATCAATTACCTCCTTACGTGGTGATTTTGCTTTACCTTTATGCATCATTTTCTCTAATTTAGCTTTTGCTTTTTCTAGTGATTTGATGTCTTTTGAAATTTCTTTAACTTTTTTAGCGTCGGTAAGATCTTTTAAATCTTCATCTTCATCTAATCTAGAAATTTGAGTTTGCTTTTTGTCAATTAGGGCTTGTACTTTTTCTAATTTAGAAGCAATGATTTCATGTTCTGCTTCTTTATTGATAGCAGCCAATTCTTTTTCAACGCTTTCTTTTAATGATGTTTTAGGTAATATAGATAACTCGGCATCAATCATCTCACGAATTACTTTACGTAATTTAGATTCTTCGTTTAATGTTCCTTTATTTCTATCTTTTATAATTTTATCAATTGCATTTGGTCTACCACCAAAACCCTTAACACCTTGACCATTTAATATGTATCTTAATTCATCATCTGATATTGTAGGATCATTGATTTGTTTAGAGTATTTCATTAGCAATATATTTTCAGATCTATTATCCATATCTTTGCCTAACTCTTCAGATGATCGTTCGAATGGTTTATAATCAGGGTTTGATAATGGTCTTGATAATATATCTCTATCGTGGATACCTTCATTTAAATCACCATATCCAGATGCTTTATATTTTCCTTTAGGTTCTTTAGGTTCACCTAAACCGGGATGATCTACTGAATAACCTAAACCTTTAACTCCAAATTGGCCATCTTTTGTATAAAAAATTGGATCTTTTTGTAAGTTTTTAAATACCATGTCTTTTAATTCTTGCATGGTTTTATCTACATTTTTAGGATCTTTCATTTCCGTATAATAACCCGTCATAATTTGATCAAATATCAAGTTATCAGGATTTTTATCATCTTTATAATCAAAGTTATGCTCTAAGTCTTTTTCTACTTGTTTTGATGTAGCTTTTAATTCAGCTTTTTCATCTTCTTCTTGTTTCTTTTTAGCTTCTGCTAAAAAGTTTTCAAATGCTAACTCATATGATTCCTTTTTTTTAGGTTCAAATGGTGAATTAACAGCAGTTAATCCAATTACATTTTCAGCAATTATATTTTTAGTTTTAAGACAAGATGATGCTTCCTCAAAGGTAGCTGCGTTGCGTACAATATTTGGGAATTGACGTTTTGCATCTGCAAGGAAAACTCCTTTATGTCCTTTACCTTCTTTAATCAATAAATACTGGTCTTGTAGTGTCTTTTTCATTTTTATTTACTTAATAGTTCTTTTGCTTTTTTAATATATTCTAAGGCCATTGATGTTGGTTTATATATACTAAATTGGCCTGGGTTTGATGTATAATATTCTATGGTTTGGTTTTTCGCGTTTGAGATAAGAGAATTTAGTTCATTCTGTATTTCATCAAATTCATTTAATCTTGCTTCTTGAAATTTTTTAACATCTGTTTTTTCTTTTTCTTCTTCCCAAAGTTGTTTAACTTGTAAACCAGATCCTTTAATTTTATTAGGTACAGGTTTATAACCTAATTTGTAGTAATATTTAGGTGGTTTTGAAGTTTTAGAAAAAGCAAATGGGGTAGCATATGTTTCACCACTTCCCGCACTAAAAGAAGAACCGCCTTGATTAGTAGCGGACATTTCTTTTAATTTTTTTCTAATTATTTCTTTAAGATTACTCATTTACAGTTTCTAATTCATTAATTAAGTCATAATACTGTAACAAATCAACTAAATCATTATCTGTAATCTTAGCATTTTTCAATGGTGGTGAAATAATAGATATAATTTCGTTAATTTTAATTTTTGTAACTTTATTTTTTGTTTTTTTATTTAAATCAGCTAATTCTGTTTTAATTTCATTTATTTTATTAGTATAAAATTCTTTTAAACGAGAAGTATTATCTACTGATGTAATATATTCTTTTAAGATTGTTTTTTGATTGGTATGTAACGTATCGTATTTTACATTAAAGCTCTCTAATAACATTTTATATGCTATAAAACGAACATCTTTATCTGATTTTTCAAATTCACTCATTACTTCATCTTTAATTTTAGTTGATTTAATTTGAGCAGCTGTTAAATGCTCTAATATAGTAACTTTATTGTTGATGATTTGTTCTGGGTCTATTTGGTTTGTTGAATTAGATATTTCTAGTAATGTATAGAATGCAGCGTGTACTTTATAGTTGGGTAATTTATGGTTAAAAAATTCATTTAAATCGTAATGATTTTGAATTTCTTTAATTAAATTGTATTTTTGTCTTTTAATAACACCTTTATTTAAAGATTTAGATGAATCTAGCAATGTATTAGTGATAATATTTGCTTTAGTTTCAGTTAAAGATGTTTTTTTTAATAGAGTTTCATATAACTTGTACTCACGACCTAATTCCGTTTTAACGAAATATTTTTTAAGTATATTCGTTGCCTGTGAATCCTTACTATCTAATGTATCATTAGTGATTTGGCGAATTAAGAGCTCAAATAGGATACCAGTATTTTTATACTTGGAATGATTAATTTGCATTCTATTATATTTGTTTATTTATAAATATATGGAGCTTATTTACTCTCGTATCTGTGATTCATCTAATAATGAATTTCCTTTAATATCAGCTTCAAAAATCATTTGTTTCTTTTGATTTTTAATATCATTAAACATTTTAGAATTTTTATTTCTAGTGGTTTTTGTTTCTAGCGCCAATGGAGACCCACCTTGATATTTTGGTTTAGTTGAATCTGATTCATCGTTATCTTTTTTCATACCTGATGCTCCAATTCGGTCTTTGCCAAAAGCATTATCTTGAGTATTTCTATCAGTTACCTTTTCTGCTGGTCTGCCTAAAGTTTCTTTTTCATCGTATCCAACAGGAACTTCACCATCTTCATATCTACTTCTACCATATAGGGAAGCTAAATCATGTGGTGTTCCATAAGATTTACCTGTTTCTAATGGATCATTACCTTCGTTTTCAATTTGAGTTATTCTAAATTTACGTTTAGCATCTTGAATAAGTAAGTCTCTGTTTTCATCGTATTGATCTTCACTTAAGTGGAATATATTTTCATATATCCAATCTGTAGACATAATTTTTTGCTCTATCATTTGAGCAGCTAGATCTACTTTTTCTTTTAGTAAAGCAACTCTTTCTTGATCGTAAATAATTGAAGGGGTTGTTAATGAAAGAGTAAAATTAGTTAAACTTTCATCTGTGTATCCCTGCGCGTATAAATGTACTAATGCGATTTTAGTTAATTCAGACACCATAATGCGTTGTATGCGTTCAACTGTACGAGCAAAACGAATATCTTCAGCCGCTAATGTAGCTTTACCTGTTAAATCTTTTTCGTAGCCCATAAATGCTTTAGGTACTTTTAAAGCAGCAAATAATTTGTCTCTTAAATATTCAACATCTTGGATTCCATCATACTGTAAACCACCTAAATTATCTATTTTAGTTGCTTGATCTGTTCCTCTAACAGGAATATAAAAATCTTCAAGCAAGTTTTGCATGTTATATTTTAAATTGTAATCTCCTGTTTCTTGATCAATATATGGAGTACGTTTCATTTTTGAAATCGTTTTCTGCATAAAGTTTTCTACCTCAGCAGGTGCAATATTTCCTACATTAATATAAAATATACGTTTTTCTGGCGCTCTAACAATTCTATGGATTAGCATTGCATCCTCCATCATAGTGTATTGTTTAAATAATTTACGTCCTGGTTCTAGGTAAGATCTACCATAAGGTAGAAAGTTAGTATCCGTTAATAAACGGAAGTGAGCCATTTCATAATTATCAAAATAAATAGCAGTTGCTTGATTTGCAGAGTTTGGAACATTGTAAAATCCATAACTTGAGGCAGCTGTAATTCCTTCTGGGTCAAATTTAAATCTTATAGATGCAGGGTGGTCTTTATCGTATCCATCTTGTCTTTCAATGTGGAATGCATTGTATGGGATAACATTATATACACCAAATTTTTCTGCTATTTCTAATTTTAAAAAGAAATCTCCATATTTCAACATATTTCTAACCCATGGCCATAGATTAAATTCTATGTTTAATACATCGTAAAATAAATTGTATAGTATTTTTTGTACATCTTCATCGGAGCTACGTATTTGAAGTACTTCTCCCATATCATTACGTAATGTACTTTCATCAGCAATTATATCTAAAGCAGAGGCGACAATAGCATCTGTATCCATTGAGTCATATTCAGAATAAAGCGTAGGGCGTATTGTTTGATAGTTGAAACTACTTTGGTATCCATAAATTGAAGTATTTGTGTTTGTAAATATTCTAGAAAATCGGTCTACTAGGGAATTTGTTTCATATTCTCCTGAAACTTGTATTTTGTTAATGTCAAATACTTTTAGTTTATTATTTCCTTCATTTCGGATAATAACATCAGTTGAAAATAAACGTTGTAATCTTTTAAATAAGCCTGTGTCTGCCATGATTTGTTTTTAAAGTAACCAAGAAATATCTTCTTGTTCGTTTGAATAAGGGTTATCAATATTAAATGGATTGTTATTGTATTTGTCTGCATATGCTGCTCCAGAAGAATATCCACCCGAATATTTAGAGGAATTAGTTGATATAGCGTTAAGCATACTTCTAGTCATATCCATATTTGACTGTCTAAATTTAAATGAGGTATCACGTAAATAACAACCTATAGCAAATGCCATCATTAAGTCATCATTGTAGCCTGATTGGGCTTCTGCTCTACCATTTCTCCATATAAATACTTTCATTTCCTCTAGTAATCGATTAGAGTAAAAAGTAACTCCTTTGTCTTGTATTGCTTCTTGAAATTTACCAATAGCAATAGGTCGAGTATTTGTAGTCATAGAGAATCCAGGTGTCATTCTACTTGTATCCATATATGGATCAAAATACGAATCTGTACTCATATTTCCACCTTTAGGTGAATAGTAGAAATTTTGGTAACCTCTATCTAAAATAGTTTGAATAGTAGACCATCCTATATTAGAATTTTCTACTGAAAGTAAAGCATTATTATATTCTGTAGCCATGCCTACTAGCATATGACCATATTCTTTTGTACCAATTTGTCCCCTATATTCCCCTACTTGAGTAAATGTTTCTACATCAAATATGTGAAACGCAGAATAATCTTTTCCATCTCCTCGAGCTACATCAGCCGCAATTAAATAATTTTTTGAGTAATCTGCAGGTTCCCAAATCCATAGATTTTGGTCTACTCCTCGTTTTTCTAATGGATCTTTTATAAATGTTTTTTCGTAAAATGTTATATCTTCAGGATAAAATACAGTATCTCCAGATGTAGAAAAGTCACAGTCACATTCTTGTGCTGCCATTCTAATTCCTAAATCAGAATCTTGTCTATCTCTCCATACTTGATCTCGTTCAGGGTGAACTTGCCAAGGTAATCTAATTGGTAAAAAACTGTTTTCTGCCATTTCTGCAGCAACCCATGTTTGATGAAACCAATTACCGGTACCATAAGGAGTAGATAAAGCAATACATCCACCACCTGTAGCTAATGTTTGTTGTGCTGAAGCCCATATTTCTCCAATATTGTTGATGAATGCGGCCTCATCTATAATTAGTAAAGAAACGGCTTCTGAACGGCCTGCATCACTGGAGGCTGCTGTTGCTTTAATTTGAGATCCATTTTTTAAACGTAATGTTAATTTATTGTCTTCGGTAGGTTTATCTTTTTCTTTAAGCCAAGAAGGTAAACTTTCATACATGAACCTTACTTTGGTAACCATGTTTTTAGCTGTTTCTTGCTTTGTAG